CAGCGGCTCTCATCTTAGATGCAGACATTCCAGAAACACCTTCTGCGTCTGGGTCTCTTTCTCCAGCAGAGACTACTTCGATGTTGTCAAAACCATAGTATCCATGTCTTGCTTCAACACCATTATATTTGTTCAATAGACCTTCAAACTCTGCAACTCTGTCTGAACCAACAACCATTACGATTGCCTTGTGTCCTTTGTTATGTAATGAGACTGCAATCTCAAATACATTTCTTGCCTTATCTACAATAATGTTCCTTGCGTGTTTTGGAAACATCTTCTTCATGTATGCAACCTTCTTCACATATGGAAGAGGGTCTTTCTTTGGGTTTTCAGAATGTGACGCAAATACATAATACGGTGCGCCAGGGTTCTTTTTTACCTGTGCCGCAACAGCGTCTAATAGTTTTTCGTGTCCTGTCGTTGGTGGGTTGAATCTACCAAAAGTAAATACACAAGTGTCACCACGAGCCTCTCTTATTTCTGAAAACTTTATCATTTATCCCATGCCTTTATTGCAGTAAAGTTATTGAAACTAAATTCCATTCTATCTACTAGTTTAACTGCACCACCTGTAACTCTATCAATTGCAACATAACCTTCTGGGTTTACAACTTTAAACCCATTGGCTGTTTTGATGAAAGTTCCAATGCTCTTTACAGTATTTAGTTTCTTTACAACCCCCATCTTTGCATCTACAATGTGGTTCTGAAACTCAATAATACTAGTTAAATTCTTTGTATGTTTCGCAAGTTCACGAACAGTTTCTTTTTTCTTTTTTTCCAAGTCCTGTTTACGAGATGGAGTCTTGAGTTTGTCTATATTCTTTTGAAATGCATCTTCTACCCATTTTAAATACCCCTTTGCATGGGCAGATGGATTCTTAATAGTCTCTCCCTTTCTTACCTTACTATTGTTGTAAGTCTTGAGAGAAGCTCCAGATAAGTTTCCAGTGAATGTGTTTTGTATATTCATAAATGATGTTAACAGGGTAGAACTAATCTTTCTAAAAGTTGTACCAGCAGATGATAAAGATGCTGTCACAGCAGATGTTTCTGCCTCAGTCATTGTGGCCTTACCAGATACATCCTTGTATGTCGCATCATCCATCCATACTGTTGATGGAGATTGCAGTCCACTAATGTTTGCACCAAATGATGCCTTCATGTCCTGTAGTTCTGCACCCTTATATGTTGTATGCCACACAACACCAATCTTTGCATTTTTAATCTTCTTACCTAAATCTGAATTTACATCTACTGCGTATACAATAGTATTAGGTTGAAATGTGTAATACTTCTTTCCTTCTATATCTGTGGTATCTACATCATCAGTAAACATCAAGTCTCCCTGAAGAACATCTGTAATACCCAACTTAGAAAACTCTGCAAGTGCAACTTTGAATTTACTATTCAATGCACCAGATAACCCATCTGCATCAATCTCTGCATTTGACTTATAGAGTTTTGGTTCTATATTAAATACTGATTTCTTTGCAACAAAAAACTTACCATCAGATGGGTCAATACCAGCGAAAATAGCAGGCGCTCCATCCCATTTTACAGTCATGTCGATTGATGAACGTGATGCACCAGCAAGCATATCTCTTAGAGAACGAACAAAGTTAATCGAAGCCCGTCCACCAGTAATTCCATAGTTGAGGATTTCGTCCTCAATATGTTCTAGGTGTAGGTTCTTACCACCTTTATCCTCTGTAAGAAATGAACTAAATTTTATCATTACATCGCCTTTAAGTGTACACACGAATCTTCTGATTCGGATTTTGCATATCTATATGCAAGTTCTAAGAACTTCTGTTCCTTACCACTTATTCTATTAAATAAAAATGTGACAAGATATTTCGACTCCAACCAACCACTATCTTTCTTTGATAGTTGTTTTTTGAAATCGTCAATTGTTACTTTACTATCTTCACCAGCATTCAAATACTCTGCATAAAGCATTTCAAAGAACTTATCGTTTTCTCTGCTAATCATATTGGTAATATCACTTCTGGCAGGAAACTCTCTTACTCCAGCGCCCTGTAAAACTTTACCGATAGGACTAGAAATTCCACTGTCTCCACTAAGTTTACCGTGTTTTGCCTTACCACCGATAATCTCTGCTTGGAATGCTGGGAAGGTTCTAAACTGCATCTCCAAACCACTTGCGCCAAAGAGATAACCATCTTTTGCAGCAAAGAAGTTTCTCTTACCTAAAGACTTATTAGTATATCTTGGAGCCTTAAATGGTTTCTTATAATTAATTTGTTTGAATTTGACTTTAGTTGTTTTCTTCAAAGATACACCAATGATATCTCTTGCGGCATATGCCTTCAACAATTCTTGATTGATGTAAGGAAGTGCAGGGCTTCCACTATTTCCACTAAAATCGTAACTACTAAGTTTGGTATCCTGTACCATCCAGATATCTGCTGGTGTCCATTTGTTTACATTTGTAAAGTAAGTCTGTCCAGAATTCTTGAACAGCCCCTCAATCATATCTACAAATTCAGAACCCCTATGAAAACTATATTGATTTCTACCAAGTGCCTTATACAATCCCTTTGCAACAGAAATAGAGGATACAACCCAATCATCTGATAAGTTTTGAATCTCTTCCCAAGTGGCATCAACTTTTACTTGTGCATATGCAGCCTGAAGTTCTAACATATTAAAGTCTGTTTTTGGATTGTTCCAGATTGCCTGACAATATACACATTGTGCAGATTCAGCGGCACGAGTTCCAGATGAACCACCACCAGAACCTTTACCACCACCAAACTCGGCAGTCTTTTCTATTTGTGTAATTCTGAGAGTTTTGCCGTTGGAGGCAGTGAATGAAGGTTTTCCTGATGGAAACGCAGTATCAAAGTCATCATTATCAAATGCAACCTTCAGTGCATTATCAATCCATTTGATTGATACTTGTCCTTCATCAGTAGGTATCTTTGTAGTCGTATCAATAATACCTTGAAGAACAGCCTTGTTCTCACGTTTTGCAATGTCAGCCTTCTTCAGATTCGCTTCAGTCAACTCAGAGTGTAAACTCTGAACTCTTGCAACGTGTAACACTTTAGATGTATCAACTGGATTCAGTTGACGATAAAACTTTCTGATTGACATTTAACACCATTTCCATTCATACAAATAATTTCAATACTATTTATAATAACAGATTATTCAGAAATGTCAACCTGTAAAGGATTCCCCTTCAAAAATTTAGGTATTCCACGTTCACCAAAAGGTGGATTCTTAGTAAGTTGTTCTGAAAACATTTCAGCATCAATCTTTCTAGAAAAAGAACGCACAATATCGTTAGTAGGAAATTCAACAACTTCCCACCATATACCGTTCTTGTTTACAAAGTACTTTGGTTTCTTATACTTTGATGTCCGAAAATTTGTCATAAGTCTTGCTCTTTCCAAGACCCACTCCGAAAGTTGTTTTATCAAATGCTGCTCCTTCATCTTGTCCACTGTCAATAATGTCATCTTGTGCTTCCTGTTCGCAATCATATAGTTTCATTCTAGCTCTGTCTATACCAACCACAAACCTCTTATTGGCGCCTGGGTCGTTATATCGGTTCTTCAATTGTTTAACCATCAACTGGTTTAGACTTTCCAAATCTTCTGTTGATATGAGCGCAAACATGAGGTCAGCCGTAGCAGGCAAACCAAAAGATTCTGACGTATCTTCCAATCCAATGTCGCTGTTTGCATATCCACCTCTAGTAGTTTGTGTCGCCGACATAATTGGTACATTATTCTCAACTGCAAGCCCTCTAAGTTCTTCGGCAATTGCCTTGATATAAAAATATGATCCGACATTTGCATTCCCCTTAAATCTAGATGATGAACAGATATTCAAATAATCAATAAAGATAATATCTGGTCTGAACGACTTCTTTAGAGCCAGTTCTTTTAGTAAACTTCTGAAATGTCCTGTATGTGCAGATGCAGTAGGATATTCTTTAATAATTAACTTTCCGTTGGTCTTTGTTTGTATTTTGGATAGACGGTCAGTGAACATCTTTTTGGGTAAATCATGTAAATCATCCATTGTGATATTCATAAGGTTTGCATCAATTCTTTCTGCAATCCGTTCTTCTGCCATCTCCAAGGTTATATAAAGAACATTCTTACCTTGCATGAGGGTTGACGCAGCCATGTGACACATGAATAGCGATTTACCAACACCAGTTCCAGCAAGGGCAATGTTCAAAGTTTTCTGTGGGAGTCCACCCTTGGTAATCTTGTTAAAGTACTCCAAGTCGAACTCTACTTTTTCTTCTACTTTGTGATAGAACTCAAATCGTTCTTCACCTTGTTCTACATAGTCGTGTCCTACGTTCTGGTCAAATGCAACTGCAAGTGCCTCAGATAGGATGGATGGTATTGCCTCTGAAGTATGTTCTTTATCTTTCCCCTCAATAATCTGAATACCGTTTAGGATGGCATTGTAGACTGCCTTATCCTTACAAAACTTTTCTGTCGTATCCACCAACCACTGCATATCAACCTGTGCATCAGATAGTGTTTCGACAATAGTTAGAATAGATTTGAACTCATCTTCATTCAAGTCTTTTCTATTATCAAGTTCAATAGATAGGGCTTCTTTTGTAGGTTGATTACCATACCTATCCATAAACTTATTAATTTCTTCAAATACAACTCTTTCGTGACGATCTGAAAAATACTCTGGTTTGATAAAAGGAAGTACCTTTCTCGCATATGGTTCATTATATACTAAATTACTTAGTGTAGTTCTTTCAATTGTCTGTATCGACATACTGCATTGAGTCCTTTTGTAATTGTTCTTCTAAGATATGAATAAGAATATCACCCATGACATTCTTAAAGTCCATATCTTTCTCTAATTCTTCTTTTGGTACGTTAGGTGATACTAACACATCATAGTCGAATTGTAAAGAAGCATTATCATCTTTTTCATTTTCTTCTACCGTAATCTTTCCATACTTAAAAATTACATCTTCATAATCTGTAATTCCAGTAAGTCTAAGGGCTGTCCACTCCTTAGACTGATCGTTACAATATACATATGCTCTTGATATATCAACCTTGTTCAGTTTCTTCTTCAACTTCAATTTCCTCTACTGCTCGTTGTCCATACTTAAACTCTTTACCAGCAACTTCATCTAACTGTTCCATAATCTCTGGGGTAAAAAACTTCTCTGGTTGATTATTGATAGTCTTACCAAATGTCTTTGTGCCATCAGGCAACTCAATACGAGTGGAAACAGATTTGAAAATATCATACTTCAATGCAAGTTCAAGCAATCCATAATATCTATCAAGTCCACGTTCATACATAAGTCTTACATCTACCATCTTGTTTTCGATAGTCAAACGTGACTTTGCATTCTTACAATGGATGATATTACCGACAACTTCTGTACCGTCCTTTTCTTTCTTCTTTGAAAGATAGACAATAGATGAAGCGGCATACTTCAGTCCAGAACCACCACCCATTTCTTTTGTTGGGAACATAGAACCAACTACATCATATGTATGGTTTGTGACAACCATAGGAACTTTTGCCTTACCAAGTTTCAAAGTCAACACTCTGAATGCAGCCTTGAGAACTTGTGCTCGTGTCATGTCTCGTGTCTCTTTACCTTCACTAGTATCATCTACTTCTTTTGTAGTAGACAACATACCAAGTGAATCAAGACACAACATCATAGGAACACGTTGTCCTTCTGATTGTTCCATATATTTATCCAAAATCTTAATTGCTTGAGTACGAAATTCTTGTACAGTTGTCACTGGTAGAATAACCATTCTCTGAGGGTCAATACCTCTATCAACAACCATCTGTTTTGTGATTGCAGATTCAGACTCAAAATACAACACACCAGCATCTGGGTTTGCATCAAGGAATGACTTGACCATACCCATCACAAAGAATGTTTTGCCAGTAGCCGACTCGCCCGCTACTGCTGTAATTTTGTTTGCTGGTAGTCCACCGTAAATAGAACCACTCAACAACGCATTGAAAATATAAGAACCAGTGTCGATAAAGTTATCAACATCACCAGCCTCTACACCTTCACTCACCAAAGCAGCATATTCGTTGCCTGCTGTCTTTGCAATATCTTTTAGAAAATCCATATTTTAAATATCTCCATCTTTTCTGTTTTCGGAACGAAACGCTTCAAACCCATTGGGGTATCGTGCTTCAAGTTTCTCTATATTAGTACTTAGTACATCTTCCAAAGATATACCTAATGCGATACAGGCTTGTGTAATGTACCACATAATATCACCAAGTTCTCGTTTCATATGATACTGTGCATCATCATCCATAGGTTTGCCTTGAAAAATACTCTTCTTAACAATCTCTGCAAATTCACCCCCCTCGGCACTGATACCAATTGCGGCAGTAAGAATGCGTTCTGGTGAAACACCAAACCCATCAATTACGTCAAGTGCATCTGAAAACGACTGTGCATCAGAAGATGCATCACTAGTCACCTCATCTACAAAACGAGTATAGTCAAGTAGAAAGTCTTTATCCATCATTTATCTCCAAAGATTGTGTTATGAGTATTATATACTTTAACAAAAGTTGTGCATTTTGTCAAGTCTTTTATTCGTCTTGCTCCAACATAAGTACAGGACGATCTGATGCCTCCAAGAATAGTTTGCATAGTATTATGAATGCTTCCTCTGTAGGGAACAATGACTTCTTTTCCTTCAGAAGCTCGGTAGTCTTTAAGTCCACCAAAGTGTTTTTCATTTGCTATCTCCGAACTCATCCCATAGAATCTAACTCCAATGGGTTCTGGATTATCATCCTCTAATATATATTCTCCACCACCTTCATCATGGCCAGACAACATACCACCAAGCATAACAAAATCTGCACCACCACCAAATGCTTTTGCTACGTCACCAGACGATACACAACCACCATCAGCAATAATATGGCCTCCAAGACCATGAGCGGCATCAGCACATTCAATAACAGATGAGAGTTGTGGATATCCGACTCCTGTCTGTATACGAGTAGTACACACACTACCAGGCCCAATCCCACACTTAACAATATCTGCTCCATTTAGAATTAACTCCTGTGTCATATCACCAGTAACTACATTACCTGCTATGATAACAAGTTCTGAATGATTCAAACGCAATTGATAAATGAAGTTACTGAACATTTCAGTATATCCATTTGCAACATCTACGCATAGGTATTTAATAGCCCCATCAGTCAACTCATAGACATTATGAAACTTTTGCAAATCTTCATCAGATACACCGATAGACATTGCAACATTTTCTCTTCTGTCATATTTCAAATCTTCATCTTCACAATCAAAGAAACTGACAAGTTCATTCACTGAATATGTTTTTACCAAACAAGTAAATACATTATGTTTTGCAAGTGCATCTGCAATTTCAAACGTACCAACTCCATCCATATTCGCAGCCATAATAGGAACACCAATGTATTCCTCTTTACTGTTCCTAAAGATTGTAGTTCTGAATAAATCCACTTCTTTTCTAGATTTTAGTGTTGAACGCTTTGGACGAATCAACACACTAGAAAAATCAAGTTTGAAATCTTCTTCAATAACCATTACAAGATAATTCCTTTTTTCGGAACTTCAATACCAGATGTTTGTGTTGTCCATCCATCTGCAAGTTCTTTCATTGTCTCTACCATATATGCAACAGAATTTTTTGGAAAATCAAAGTCTCCATCAACTTCTTTACCTGTCATGCTTATTCCGTTCACGAGCCCAACGCCTTGCTGGGTCGCTTGAACTAATCTCGGCTTATAGATTGTTATGGTATCTTCATCTGTTTTTACAAAGCGTCCGATAATCTCGGCGCCATTTATCATTACTAGTGTTTTAATCATTTGATTGCTATTGCTCCTACGAATGTGTGGTTTCTCCAGAAAGGCTGTACTCTAGTTTCATCAAACCCAGCATCATAGAGATTGAACAATAGTTCACTCCAAGTGTTAGGTTTCATCATGTGACGCAGAGTTCTCTCTTTGTTCATAATATCTTCGGTATCAAAGTTTTTCCTTTTGTAGTCATAATAATTGAATGTCATCATGTCCTGTAATCTTGGGTCTTCACATACAGTTTTTTCTGCAAAGATAAATGCACCACCAGTATTCAAACCTTGATAGATTTTAGACAGAACGTGTTGTCTGTGTCTAGGTGGCATAAACTGTAGAGTAAAAATAGATGTAACCAGAGAACAGTTTTCAAATATGTGGTTACGAATATCATCCTTTACAAAATGAACTGAGGCCCATGGGTGGATTTTATTAAGATGTGTTTGTCTTTTATCTAAATCACCAAAGAAACCTTCTGCAATTTCTACACCAACATAATCTGCATCACAACAATGGTCTTGGTTCTCTTCAATAAGTGCCTGAGTAAGTTTACCTGTAGAACAACCAATGTCTACAACATTAGTTTCATCTTCTACAAAATAACGTGAGTATTTAACCACATCATCAAGTAGATGACTGTATCCACGAATAGAATGTTCAATATGTTCATCAAAGCCTTCCTCTCTATGTGCAAAAGTAAAGTCTGCCATATTATATCTCCTTTAGTACTTTATTATAAATTGAATCTGCGATAGCCTTCATCATCAGAGGAGGCACCATTCTACCGATACGTTCTGATTTCTGATTCCACTTACCAGTAAGTTTGAAATCGTCTGGTAATGATTGTATTCTTTTCAGTTCGCCAATAGTTAGTTTTCTGGGTTCGGCCCAGTGAAACGCACCAGCAGTTGTATCATTACTTCCCATTGCAGTTAGTGTTGGGGCTGGTACATACTGTGATACACGTTTCAAATTGAAGTGGTGTCCTTTAGGATGATAATCCATACCTGTCAAAACTTTTGGTGGGTCAATCTCCATATTACTACCAGTATCTTTCCAGTATGCAGTATTAAGAAACTTCTTAGTAAGATAGTCAACTTCCTCTGCATCATATTCTAGTCCAACAAGTGCATCCTTTAGTGGGATAACATCTGTACTTTGTTCTGGAAACACACTATTGATGGTCATAAAGTTTAGTCCAGCCTTCTCTGTAATATCGTTTCTCAAACCAATAAAGATAACACGAGTTCTAGTTTGTGATACACCAAAATAACGACTGTCTAATACCTTTGCAACAACATCATATCCAATATCTTCAAATGTATTATTGATTTTATTAAAATATTGTTTGGCCTCACCGATAGTCAACCCTTTCACATTCTCTGCAACAATAACTTTAGGTCTGATATCATCTGCAACTCGTAAAAACTCAAAGAACAAGTCCTCAATATTTTCTACCATCTTACCATCTGAATAATTCTTAGTCTGACCCCAACCATCTGAGTGTTTACCATCAGTTGAATGTGATAGTTTACCAGCGACACTGAATGCAGAACACGGCGGCGAACCATCCAGAATATCAAGTTCACCCTCTTTCAATCCAACAATATCCAAGAAGTCTTTACCAGACAGTTCTTTAATATCGCCAGGCAGAATCGGTGTGTCTGGATAGTTTTCTCTGTAGGTGTTCTGGGCTTCTTCTACAAATTCATTTACACAAAGTATTTTACCACCAGCCAGACGATAACCAGTAGAAGAACCACCCCCACCAGCAAAGGTAGAAATAACATTGAACTTGTTTTGGTTAGATGCATTTATTACATCTTCTAGGTTGTATGGTTTATATCTCATGTAAAGAAATCCTCTAGTGTTGTTTGTGTTCCATAAGAACGGTCAATCTTCCAACCAATCTGGTTGCATATAAAAGTCAAGGGCTCAATAAAGGCCTTCTCAAACTGTGTATCATAATCCAAATACTTGTGAATGTCAAGTTCTTTTGGTAATTTTGTCATAAAAGAAATAACACCAGATTGCATATGGTTAGGTGTTCTCATGTTGAGAAACTTGATTTTCTCACCCTCTTGGATTAGTGGATACTTACCAGTAAGTTTTTGTTTTCTTAGGAAGTGATTGTAAAGAATTACACCCTTGATGTGTTGAGGAGCGCCCTTCTTGAAAATACCAGAACTGTCACTCCACTTTTCAATACCATTGACTGAACGAGGAAATGCAATCTCTTCTGGTGACAAGTCCATAAACTCATCACGAAACTCTTGAATAAAGGTGTTTACATCTTTCTCTGTTCCAGACATAATAACCTTTAGTGCCTCTTTAATCTTTGCACGACATGGGGCAGGCGTAGATGATTTGACAGCCTCGATACCCATAATCTTGAGTTGTGGTTCTTCATAACGAACACCTTCAATATCCCATGCATTAAGAATGTACCTTTTCTTTGCAGTCCAGATACCCTTGTCAGCAATCACCTCACGAGCCATCTGCATCTTCTGATCGAATGCATTTACATACGAAGCAAGAGCTTGATAACTCCTATCAATAAAAGGTTCAATCTTCTCTTGAGCAACTCTATCAAGGAAGTCCACCGCCCGTTGACGATACGAACTCTCTGTCTCATCTGTTCTCTTTTTAAGAACTTTACTAACAAGTTTGTCAAAAGTAATGTATACTGAATCCGTATCGCTTGCAATGACATAATCTTCTCCTTCAGTTTCCAACAATTTGTTGAGATACATATTCAGAGACTTTTCAATCCACCGAATAGAGAACTGGCCAGAGGTGGTAATACCTTCTGCAATACGCAAATCATAATACCGAAACCATTCGTTACCAATTGCACCATAGGCAGAGTTGAGTGAAATCTTGCGAGCCATCTGAATGTTATTATACCTTGAAACGTCTTTTAGATATTTAGCATCCTTCGTATCTTCATATTGTTGTTTTGCCTGCAACATCTTCTTCTTGTAGATAGTACGGTCATTGTACATAGACTGCATCATCTCAGGAAGAAACCCTTGATGTTTTTTATGAAAGACTGCACCGTTTGGTGTGAATGTTGCGTTGTCAAGTTGGGGAACAGGTTTGTTGTCAAGTAGATGGTCAACGTCAACTGCAACCTCTTGAGGCATTAGTGTTTCTGGTGAAATGTTGTATTGCATAATTAGGTGTGGATAAAGTGAGTTTAAGTCAAAAGACATAACCCACTTGTGTTGGCCAACCTGTGGTTCTTTCACATATGCACCCACATACTTTTCACCCTTAGACTTGTGGGATAGTTTTTGTGGGATAACAATCTTCCTCTTGAGAAGATGATTGTAAATTAGAACATCCCAATACTTGACAGAAGTAAACGAGTCGGAGATGTTCACTTTGGCCTCATACGTCATAGTCAGAATGAGGTCAATAAGTTTCATCTTGTCATCAAGTCTGTCAACTAGTTCAACGTCTTGAATGTTGTAGTCGAGGAAAGACTGATAGTCTTTCGTATACCAATCACGAAAAGTCTCATAAGGATTTTCATCCTTACGTTCACCAAGTTCTACAAAGGCGATATGGTCAAGACGATAAGATTCCTGTGCAGAGTAAGTAAACTTACGATATAGTTGAAGATAGTCAACCTCAACAACACCTACAATATCATACACTTGGTCTTTACGTCCATAACCAGAATTCACCATGCGAGAGTTTACAATACCCCAAGGCGAAAGACGTTTCATTGCGTCCTCACCCATAACCGATTTGATACGATTACAGATATAGGGAATATCAAAGAACTCCGTATTCCAACCAGTGATTACATCTGGATAATCACTTTCCCACCATGCAAGGAATTGAGCCAGAAGTTCACGTTCTGTCTGACACTTGATGTATTGAACATCTTCCCTGTCATTAGTATAATCATGCAATCCCCACACCTTGATACGTCCTGTATCATGGTTTTTGATTGTGATAGAGAGCATAGGTTCAAGAGCCTGATCGGCATTTGGGAAACCGTTCTCACACTCCACCTCAATATCAATCGTGACAATACGCATCTGAGAACTGTCAAACTGTATCTGTTTAGGATACTTTTCTGCAATGTAGGTGTAAGGAAATTGTGTCAACCCATACACAAGATGAGGTTGACTTTGATACTGTTCGATAAATTCCTTCGCCTCTTTGATAGAGAGGAAGTTCATAGGACTGACATTCTTACCTTCTAGGGTAGTCCAGCCAGTCTCCTTCTTAACAGGTACATAGAGAGTGGGTTCATACTTAACCTTGAAGTTAGAACGAACACCATTCTCTACTGCACGAACAAGTAATTGATTACCCCATTGGGCAACGTGTGTGTAAAATTTCATTATATAATAATACCACCATTAGGGGGGTTTGTCAAGAGAAAAGTGGCATTTGCTCGTCACCAGAGAAATATTTTTGCAACATCTCTAGTCTATCATTTGCGGCGGCCAACTTATCAAGTTCTGCCATTACTGCTTCTGTAATGTCTGAGTGTTCACCAATACCAGCAGGCATTGTCTGATACACTTTAATATTTGCGATATGAACCGCTACTTCACCTTCAGCCTGTTTCTTTGCGGCCTCAAGAATATACTTTCCAACTTCCATTATTTTTCTCCTTCCGTTGTAAGAATATATTTTTTTTGAGGGTCTACCATTACATTCATTGTTTTCATAGCAAACCTATTCAAAAGGACATCAGTTCCCATTTCACTTCTATCGTCAAGGCCAAACATGAACTGATAACTGTGGCCCATAAACTCAACTTCCAACTCAACAACAGGTCTTGAATCTATTCCAGCGCCTGTCTTTGCCTTATATTCTTTTACAAGATTTGTTGTAATTGTTTTACCATTTAATGTAAATGTAATTTTCCTATCATTCTTTTTTATATTCTCAGCGTGTAATACCGAAAGAGCACTATTACCTGTATCAAACTTTGCCTCTAATTCACCAAAGCTGTCTACACTAATAGTTTCATAATATCCACAACGAATAGGTACAGAAAACCTATTCTCTACATTCTTATAATGTTCTAAAACTTCTTTTGCAATATTCAATCCAGAATTTGCTTCCTCAATACCATCTGTGCCGGGCGAGCTATTTACTTCTAAGAAATATGTCTTTCCTTTATGAGAAATAAAATCAACTGCAACAAAATCACCATCTACAGATTTTGCGGCGATCATACATTGTTCTGCTTCTTCTTCAGATAATTTATAAGCAGATACTCCAGCGCCTTGTGTATAGTTACTTCTAAAATCACCCTCAACAACTTCTCGTTTCATTGTACCGATAATAGTATCACCGACAATAACAACACGAATATCACCATCTGTTTTGATATATTCTTGAATAAGAATATCTGTTTCTGGGTCTTGTTTATATATTAACTGTACTAAAGAATCTAATGCACGTTTGGATTCAACAAACAGAACACCGACACCGCCTGCACCCCTAAGAGTTTTAAGGATGATAGGAAACTTGGTGTCTAGTTCTTCTAGTGCAGTATCTATATCATTCTCTGTGGGAACTAGTACAGTTTTTGGTTGTGTTAATCTGAAATCTTTCATACGAACATAACTACGATACTTGTCTGCACAAATACTGATAGTAGTTCTGTTATTAATACAAGTACAACCAATTCGTTCTAATTCAGAAATCAAATCAAGATGACTATCTCTTGTTGGTGTTCCTCTGATAAATACAACTGTATCTTGAGTAACAAGTTTCATACTTTTGTTTTTATCTTTGATAATATAATTACCATCATCAAAAATCAAAGAGACACCTTTAAAGTCTGATAGAAAAACTTCCATGCCCATCTTCTGGGCTTGTTTCTCAAACTTATTTGCAGTAATTGATTTATCACCATGTTCAACTGTAAGGATTACTACCTTATAGTTTTTAATCTGTTCTTCTTCTGTGATAAAATCTGTAAATGAGCGTGCCAACTATACTTCTCTTTTCTTACCAATGTTGTATTTTGTTTCTAGAACCCATTCATCTTTCTCCTTAAAAGCAATCACTTTAATTTGTGAAAGAGGAGCCTTAGGTTCTGCACTTCCTACAATTTCTACTAAACCCCAATCGCCCAATAAAGAAGCGATAGAGTTTCTACGAGATATGTCATTTTCATTTAAGTTTGTATCTTTACCATCTAGTGCAAAGAGTTCTTTGAAATGCACAATGTAGTACTTACCCTGTTTATGTAGAATGTGACAGGATTGATATAGTTTTCTCTCTTTACGAGAGGCGACACCAATTCTTGATAGTGTCTCACGAACCTTCAAAAAGTCATCAGGTTCTTTAAGTTTAATTTCCAGCATCTCTTCTGGATGCCATTCAGTTTCGTTCATTTTCTTCCACCTTTATTCAAACTATTTTTAATAGTGGTTATCTGGTCATCATTTAGTATTGATAATGCTTGTTTGGCCTTCTCATTACTATAACCATAATATTCTTTTACATAGTCTAAGTTTTTCAACTTATCCGCTTTCACCCAAGGAGCATATCTTTTCTTAGGTCTAATAGTATTTAGTAAAAATTCATATTGTAGTTTACTGTCAAGGTGGTGACGCATATTCATTTCATTAACAAGCATTATAGTATCATTGAATGGAGCCAAACACTTGTTAATGATAAAGGGAGAATATTTCTTTTCCCACATAGGATCATCCGACTCCATCAGATGTTCCTTTGTTTCGTTAAGAGATTTTAGGTAGTGTTTTAATTCGTAACCACTCATTTCCAACTCACCTGTGTCATAATCTCAACCATATATGCAAGCATATTGATTTCTTGATCTGCAACAAAGGCCGATTTGTAAGAATAGTCTGCTGTTGCAAGAACTAAGTGGGGTACGGTTTGAGGTTGTATTTCTTCATATAATGTATCATAGATTTTACGATACATACGAGAGGGGTCGTTGTCTAGATTGTTTGCAACCCATTTGCGAATAGATTTAAAGTCTTTATCCTTTAGATAAGAACTCAAGTCTTTCATGTTTGTTTCTGATAGATTAACAAGGATACCACTGTCAATCATACCAGAGGCAGAATACCTTTGTAGTTCGTTTAGAACTCTTCTCCAATCTGGGAAGTGTTTCTCAACGATACCAGCAACAGCCTTTGGTTCAAACTGGACATCCTCAGATTTGAGAATGTCCTGTACTCGTTTGAAAAATTGTCCAGCAAGTGTTGGTTTCTCTGTTGGCGGAATACGAAACTCCACTACAGAACACCGACTGTGTAGTGGTTCGATGATACGGTTCTTAAAATTACAGGTTAGAATAAACCCACAGTTCTTATGAAACTCCTCAATGAATCCACGCAACGCAGGCTGTGTAGATTGAGGATTTAGATAGTCTGCCTCATCAAGAATCACGAACTTACGATTACCATCCATAGAGACAGTACTTGCAAAGTTCTTGATTTTGTTTCTGAGTACATCAATACCTGATTCTTCAGAACCGTTAATCATCATATAGGTAGCACCGATTTCCTCTAACATTGCTTTCGCAACAGTAGTCTTACCAACGCCAGGGCCTCCAGACAAAAGAAGGTTTGGTATATGTCCTTCATTCACAAAAGTCTGAAAGGTATTCTTTAACTCATCAGTGAGAATACACTCGCTGATTTTCGCTGGGCGGTATTTCTCCACCCACAGCATCACATCATTCATAATATAGTTCCTTCTGGTTAGGCCGCTTCGAGAGCAATAAAGTATTCAATAGGTTTAGTCACATTTGCAAAATGAGAAATACCTTGTTGTGATACTTGTACCTTGTAGTCACCAGAAAGAAGTTTTAAGTTTTCTACTTTAAAGAAGTAGGTAAAGTCAGATGGTGAATTTTCACCAACTGTAATACTGAAATCATTAGACGTATCATTCTTACGGTCAGTAACAGTCAGTTTAATATCACCACCAGCAGTGCCAGCAAGAACCACATCAGGCACACCAAGAACAGCAGAGGCCTTTAGGATTTGATTAAACGTATCCTGTGTAAAGGTAAACTCTACATCAACACTTGGCATAGTGATTTCAGTCTTTGGTGCAGTCACGATAGATGGGTCACTGAACATATAAGTTAGATTACTACCACCGCCCTCTTCATTAAGTCTAACGCTCTTCTCATCAAAAGTAAGAGTTGGATCTTTGAATAAAGACATTGCAGACAAGAACTCGTTCAAGTCATAGATAGCAAATTCGTTGTTGAAAGTATCTGGAACAGTTGCCTTTGCAACGATGTTTTTCATCGCAGACATTGTTCCAATCGCATTACCATTTTTTACCATAAGGTTCTGATTAATGGTTGAGAAGTTCTTTAGAACCTCTCGTGTATCATTACTAAGTTTCATTTTCAATTTTTCTCCTGAGTATCGTGATTATGTAAAGCCATTATACCATAATGGATCACCTTTAGCAAGTCATTTCTGTTCTTGCCATCTTTCTTTCCGTATCGTTGTGAATACTTTAAAATATTACCGATACAGAAACCTTCTCCATGGCCACTGTCCATGATGAATTCTGTTGCTTGAAATTTGTTGTGGGAATAATGGGCGTTATAGGTTTTATCTATATACTCGGCCATTTCTTTGAGGATTCTATCCTCTGAGTATTTGTAATCAATCCGTTTGGCGGCGACTACAGGTTCATCTTTTTTCTTAAACATTACGAATCCTCAATTTCAATTAATCATACTATAACATAAAAAGGTGCCCCTGTCAAGAGGCACCTTCACTTTACTTACTTGATTTTGATTGAACGTGGCTTCTTCTCTTCTGGAATAATTCTTTCCATATTGATTTTAAGAATACCATCTTTCATATCAGCACCATCTACAACTACATCATCTGATAGTGTAAATGCCTTTTTAAATCGTTTGTTTGAAATACCTTTGTGTAGATATTCCTTCTCATCATCACCCTCTGGTCGAGACTTAGATTCAATCTTGAGAACATTCTCTCTAAACTCAATCTCAATCTCATCCTTTGAGAAACCAGCAACGGCAATCTCAATGGTGAACTTATCATCATCGTGTTTTACGATGTTGTAAGGGGGATAACTTGAAGGACTAGTTTGATTAGGATGATTCCCCATCAAATTGTCAAACATTCTATCGAAACCGATAGAGTAAGTATTGATCCTTGACGGATCTAGTGTAAAGGCTGTATTTACCATATTTAATCTCCTTTATTAAGCAAGATACAGTGTGACACCCATATTATATGGCGTATCACGTTTATTTATAATGGTAGTTTTTTGGGCGGAAACTACCAAAACCGTGATTTGCGTCACAGAGTAAGCATATTATGTGACGTACAGGGCGACTTACGAACAGCACCCTGTATTATATATAAGACTTATGCAGCCTCAGCGTACTCTAGAGCTTTATCAAGGGCATTTAATTTAACCTTACGGTTACGTCCATACCATGCAGACTGCAAACGTGAGTCACCTTCACGACCCTGTAAGTGGTCAGTCATGTATGTTACAGAGTTAAATGCCTGCCACCAAGAACCTTCAGCAAAGTTTGCCCCTGGCTGTGTCTGCAAGTTTTCCATTGCAATCTTGGCATTACGAGAAGTGAAAGGAAGAACATTGTCTACTTTCTCTTTCGCAGGCGCACCAAACACTTCATTGAAGTATTGGATAACATTATCACCAGTGGCAGGTTTACTACCAAGGAACTGAGCCATTGACTTATATTGTTCCATTTTCTCACGAGCGATACCCATCTGTTCTTTCACCTCAGCGGCATCAAATGCCTTACGGTGATTTACAGTAACC